AAACTTAGAAAGACTCAGGGGTTTCTGGCGTTCCATACCTAATTCTGCTAGTTGTTTATTAAGTAAGGATCGTCTACGCCTAATTGTCTTTTTTACCTGTGCCATGATTATCTCGCTGTAGTAAACTGAATCTCTTCTCCGTGAGCAAGCTGGAATAACTTCTGCATATCTGCCACAGCTTGTTTATGGTTGATATTATTCCTGTCATGGTAAGCATGTGTCTTGTCATTATAGACAGCGGATATCTTCTCTTTTGCCTCGTTTGCCCCTGTATTACCAGAAGGAAGACCTTCCGGAACCCTAGATTCACCCAAAGTCATACCAACACTAGTAAGGAAACGAGCCATTTGTGGTAAATTACCAAAACCACTCTCATCCAACCATTCAGAAAAATCATTACCATTGCTGAAATGGGTTACTGCTTTCCTTGCGGAAGCAATGTTCCCTTCGTATTTCTCACCCCATTCTTTTTTGAGCAATTCTTCTGTACTCTCTGATGTAGGAAATCCATCTGCTGATTTCGTAAGGATTCCATTATAGAAATCTGTTGCCGCTTTAAATTGTGTGGGGGTATATCCCTGCTCAAATGCAATTTTTCTAAAAGCATTTATGGTTTCATCATCTGTCTGAAACTTCTCTGCTAAATTCTCAGGACCAGCATACTCATACTTTTCAGCAGCTTCCGGTCTACCTAGTTTTCCATGAAAGGCAGCTACTTCTTCCGGTTTTGCATCTTGACCAGGAATTCTCACTGATGTGCCTAAAGTTTTTCCCATCTCAACATGACTCTTTACAAGAGAACCCAAGTCATTATAATCCTTAATCGCTGGATCTCTTTTCAAACCTTCATCTGCGATCAAATCCAATATTGCATCCGGCAACGGCATAGAACCTCCTTATGTTATGACCTCTGTTACAGGTTGGTTTCGACCCACCTCAACTTCAGTCTGTTGACTTACTGCTTTTCCACTTTCAATCATAGTTAAAATTGTAAGATAAAGTTTTCTAGCACCTTCATTCATTAAGGTTTCGTGAATATCACCTTTAACAAAGGTTGTTTTATCTTGCCATGACTTTTTTAAATCGTCTAAAACCTTTTGTCCACTGGAACTAGAAAATGTATCTCTATATGCAAGAAACAATTCTTTTATTTCAGGATGCAAATCTTTAGGGTCTATGATACCTTCATCATCTTCATGGTCATTGAAAGCCATTTATCCTCCTACAGCTTCACTCAAATTATCAATTACACCAGATTCTTTGAGTGCTGCGAGTCCAGGACCAGCCTTACCAACAGCGTCAGCCATTCCAGCCATCTGTTGTTGTGCTTGTAATTGCTGTTGTGCTTGTGCTGCTGCGGCCCTTTTTTCCATTATGTCATTGATACTCCTCATAATCACAGGAGGAATACCCACAATATGAGCAGAGTGTCTTACCCATGAATCCAAATCAATCACATCTAGCAATTCAGGGTTGGTCTGTAAGAAAGGAGCATTGACTTCAAGCCATCTTTGCATTGCTGTGATATCACCACCGCGTTGCGCTCTTGCCAATGGACCTTCGTATTCAATATCAATCTCTTGCCCTGATAATATCTCAGGTGGTTCTGGCAACATGCCATTCCTTTGAAGAATACCAAAAGTCCTATCGATCAGTGGATTCAATAACTCCGTTATGAGTCTTCCAAATGTTGGACCCAACAACCGTTGCATCAGATCAAATCTGACTTGAGTTTCGAATGCGGTCATCTGAGGTCCGCCCTGCGGTAATTGCAGTTGGTCAGCAAAGTATATTCGATTGATTGAACCCCGAAACTTTTCTTCTTCGATAGCGTTTACATCAAATCGTATTTGCTCTTGGAAAGTCAATAGCGCATCCATAGACCGGACAACCGTGACACCAGAAGCCGTTTTAAAGATTTTGCCAATTACGCCATCTTCCAGCATCTTCATTGGGGGATCTATGGCTTTGGCTAAACCCCTCAACTTCAATTGGACCTGCCTATTTATGGTTTTAACGTCCGGCAAGGCGGTCCATCCTGGGCCACGGCCATATATCTCACCAGAAGACTTTGCCCACCTGGGAACCATATAGGGGAATTCATCGAATCCGCCCTCTTCCAGTTGATTTATCTTCTCCCATTCGAAAAATACGGATGCACTCTTTTTATTTAAAGGAGCAGGATTTGTTCTCTGCTCAAAAACACTTCTAGGAAAAGTAGCATGAGCAATTGTAATTTCTTCGTCTGGTTTATTCTCTGCTTTCTTTTTACTTTGCTCAGATAAATTATTAATACCGAATCTCTCTGCTAGATTTCCTGCTGTCATTTGGAACTTACGAAATATACTATTAACCATACCCGTCATGTCTTCGCCAGCTACATACTCTTGGATTTCAATCGCTTTGAAGTTCAAACCATTGAAAGCAAATTCTCCCAACATTTCCTCTTCGAACAAACAACCTGTAGCCACGCTACCCAAATCCAGGTAAGTTTCAAAGATCTCCGAATTAAAGTTCGAAAGTCTAAGAGCTAAAAAGATGAGGTTTTCTACAAAAGACAACCAAAGTTTAACATCATCATCTTGATTCAACGCCTCATCTCTCATTTGAAGCGAGAACCATTTAATAAGAGGGGAAGTCAATGATCCATGCATCGATGCTGCTAATGTGTTATTTGCCTGGATAACCGTGGAATCAAAAACTTTCTCTGTACGCCTAGATCCCTCTACCCTCATCTTCTGGATATCCGACTTCCTGGGTAAAACAAAGTCCATGATATCCTGGTGAACATTTTCGAAGACCTTTTTTCGGTCTTCTAGCATCTGCCATCTACCTTTTATTTTTTTAATATCTGCCATTAAAATCTCGTTGCGGAATTCAACAAAGTTTTAGGACTCCCTGTAGCACCAATTTGTTTACGTGCTGCTTCCCCTTCACCTCCGGTTTTTGGTATTTTAGGATCACGAAGCAAAGAAACTTTAACTATAGAACCAAAAGCCTTGGTTGCTCTCTTACGTTTCTCCTCATCACCATCAACCTGTGTCTGAGGTCGTATTGCTGAAGAAGGTAATCCAGCCATTATTTATCCAATGGAATAAAATAGGATGTTAAAAAAGTAAACAAGTAAAACCAACTTAGAAACCATACAACACTACCGATGGCAATACCTACCAATTTATCGATTCTTGGTATGTTAAACCGTTTTAGCACCCTTAGTTCCCCCACCCAATAGAGTTTTAAGCTCTTGACGACCAGCTAGAAGTGTACTTCTTGAGCCTCGACTTCTTGCGATCCTCCGGCGTTCTGCTCTTTGTGTTGCTAAAACTTCCTCATCCGTTCCTCTTGGATCGGGAGGAGGTGGCAACGATGGCGGTTTTGCACCGCCTCCAAATAAAAACCCCATAATATCCTCCTTAAATAAGTTCTCCCCCTGTTTCAACCACGATTTCTTTATGACTACCACTATAACCTTTACCTCTCCAATTCATAGCAAGGGTTCGAAAGGCATCAGCAGCATTACTAGCCCAATCATGGACGGGAATATTATTAAATTGCTGTCTATTGTCATTCCATTGTTTATGATAACTTCCCAAAGCATTCAATCCTTGGGAACATTTTTCTTCATCGAACCAACAGAGCGGTAATAGTCTTCTTGCCGCTTCGATTCCATCCACAGGACTTCTTTTAGGCGCGATCTGAAAATGTATGCCAAGCTTTGCAGCAATTTCGATGCGACCTTCTCCTGAACCCCATTCACGAACCTTAATATCATGGGGTGCCATATGGATGCCGTAAGAATAGGGTTTCGAAGATAGTATCGATTGATAATGCGGCAGACCCTCACCAGAATTTTCATAGTAGTCTATAACCCTACATTCGTTTCTGAATGTTTGCGTGAACCAAATGGAAGTAGCATCGGATACTCCGATATCCCACCATGTATCCACTCGTAAATCCGGTTCCCATTGCACCCTAGTGATTCTTTCATTTCTCGCAAGATCCTGTAGTAACCTGCCATAATAACTTCCAACCAAGTAACCTTCAAAGGAACAATAATATTCCTGTTGAATTAACTCATCTTCCATCCCCTCACGTCTATCTTCCTCGACATCTTCTAGTGTTACGACTGTCGATCCGTCTTCTCCTGGCGAGTCCCGTTTCGTATCCTTAATAGTAAGGAAGGAAGACCACCACGCAGGGTTATTTTTAGCCATGTTGTAAAGTTTATATGCGTGGTTTTTACCTCTCGGGGTAAAATTAAATGCAAGCCATCCACCATTTTCCCTGACAATCGGCCTGATAAGCTCATAAGCAATAGGAGCCATAAGGCTAAATTCGCTAAAGACACAGCCAACAGGATTAGGACCAACAATAGCATCTTTGATTTTATCCGTTCCGATTAATTGAAAAATAGAACCATTGGTCATTTTGACCATTAAATCTTGTTCGTTTCTTTTTAATACCAATTCTTCAGGGAATCTTTCCATATAACCAATTCCCTTAGAATCGATACCATCCCAAATAATCTTTTTAGCGTGTGCGTAAGTCGGGGCTAGATACCAATACACCCCCACTCTTCTCCACATCTCCCTTATCATCAGGTTCAAGAAGGTCAGATCCTTCCCCGCCCTCCGATGCCACACCGCCACCATTCTCTTGTATCCCTGTTCCGGTGCTTCTAATAACGACCTTTGATAACTCCTTGGCTGGTAGTTGTGGGGTATCGTTATTATCTTCTCTTCCGACATCGATCACCTTCAAATCTGGTTGTTTATTGGGATCAGAATATTGTACGATCTGAATTTTGATCCCACCTTGTGCCTCTTCCTCCACCATAGGAATTCTACCAAAACCCCTATCGGTCAACCATTGAGCAGCTTCTAATCTGTATTTGAGGGAAGGAGGCCCTGAATTTCCAGCATTACCTTCTATCTTTGCTGTGAAAACATCATAGTAAAATTGAACTAATTCTCTTCCTGCTTTGGTTTTCGTGAGAATATTTTTAGCAAGCTTTTCCCCTTTTTTTGGTTTACCATGGGCTTGCGTATTACCTTTCGGGAAGCGAAACTTATTCCCCTTCTGGAATGGCATATTTTACTTCTTTGGAACTTTTGTAGTTTTTCTAACTTTAGGTGCTTTATGTACTGCCATATAATCTCCTTTACCTTGGGGTTATTTTAATATCTGGACTGATTTCACCGTCAAATTGTGAATCCGCCTTTACACCAGAGGTGGTTTTATAGTCAATCCTGACTTTAGCTTTAGGGTTTGGAACATGGATGCTCTTGTCAATATAAATCCAAACATCAGGGGACGCAGCACACCCAGCCAATATAACGGCAGCACACCAACTAAGAATTATCATCTTCTTCATCATTAGACTCCATTACTTTATTAAGAATTATTATGATAAAATCCCGTAAAAGAAGGGCTACCAACACATCAATCATAATATTTGGCATTAAATTTTCCTTTTAAATGCTCTTCCACCAATAAGACGAACAGCATAATATCGCCTACTAGAAAAATACCAAGCATACCATTTATATGCTCCACCTTTTACTAGACAATGATAAGTATGCCATCGTAATATTCTATCGACGGGCTTTCTCTCTGAGGAATCCAATATTCCCAACCGACCTAGATGGTATAACCAATCGTGAAGTTCACAGGCAGGAAAAAGATTGATTCCGAACCAGTTGTCGAATACTCCGGTACATCCATCACATTTAAAATTCGATGCAATATACGGAACAGTTTCTAACCATATTTTAAGGATGAAAGGTAACTTAAAATCAACATGCATTATTTCTTTTTAGGCAATTCGCGCATGCACTGATTATAGGCTTCTACATATTGTATCAAACTTTTTTCCAGCCGAGCATTCTTTAAATAAGATCGATCTGCGATCTGCCAAATAACCAGCACACTAATGAGTACAGCAGCCAAGGCTACTAAATCATTCTTCCACTTTGCCATAAAACCCCCTTTGGTTATTCGTTCATTAAATCAGCCTTCAATCGTGCATCTTCCTTGAGCATCTTCTCCATGCGCTCCAAAGCAGCCGTTACTTCCTTGGCTTTGGCCTCGACTCTCATAATATGTAGAAGGTCATCCACTATACGATCCAACTCAGCCTCAGTAAGATTCGGAGAAGCCTCTACAAGAGTAGGATCATACATCAACTTCTCACGGGCAGTCTGAGCAAATACAGGAAAAGCTAAAAACAACACAACAAGAAAAGCTAAAATTCGTACCATCATTTTCTCCTTAATCGGTTGGTGAAGTTGAGCAAGCACTCGGAGTTCCGTTTACTGTCAAATCGCCACCTGTTCCTTGATTTATTTCGAAGTTAGTAGAGTCACCATTCAAATAGAGTATAGGTGCCGTACCTGTTGGTGTACTCCCATCTGACCCAAGATCAACAGGTTTGCTTGTTGCCGAGTCACGAAATTTATCTCGATTTGAGGCAATGGTTATATCCAGAAATTCATCCATATTAAAATACAGTTCTGAGATACAACCATTAAATAGAGATGCGCCAGAAGCCGATGCTCCCACACCCCAATCACTATTTGTATAGTTTATCGTATCATCTGTTTCAGTAGCTCCACCAGCCTCATCGTCTACGCCATCTATAAACAGGTGAACCTCTGGTGTGTTTAAGTCCCAAGCAACTAAAAGGTGTATCCAAGATGCACCAGGAGAAAATGTAGTTGTGCTTTCTATTACTAGTATGTCAGTACCACCAACATTCTCTACCTTAACTTGTAATATATCACCACTTCTCACTGTTACTCTAACATTGTTACTTGAGGCTCTAACCATGTGTCTGCCAGTACCCGCCCCACCATCAATCCTTATCCAGACAGATACGATGCCCAATTTTCCATCACTGTTACCTGTAAAATCGCTACTACGATCCAGGAAATCAGTAGACCCATCGAAGTCAACAGCACTGGCTACATAGGCGGCAGAAACCTGTGCCGATTTTCCTACACCTAACAGTAATTGAGAAGGCCCTGCAAATGCTCTGCTTACAAGACTTAGCAGCAATATTGCAGTTAAGCCAAGCCGCTTAAAACTGAGCATAGGAAATGTCCACACCTATCGTTGCTGCTCCTGAACTTGTCACACACAGGGCATCTCCACCAGCTTCCGATTTTAGAATCATCCCCTCACCCGCCGCTCTGGAAATTCCAACTGTGTCAGCAGCAGCCGTTAACGGGAGATCAGAACTCCTATCGGCTTGACTGACAGCACAATCTGAGCCTGTTCCAGATACAAACTTGACATCTGTAGCTGTTACACCATCACTCACGATTGAATAACTACAGACAAATATATCTTCTGAACCTGACAAGGCAACAATTTGAGTGGTTGTTGCTGCGGTCATATTCAAAAATGCATTAGCATTACAATTTATCTTGGCATTGGAATTGGCACCTGAAACAATTACATCATTGTCCGCTCCTAAATTAACCTTCAAACCAGTGGTAGAATTAGCGGGAATCCTTGCACCATCGTCAGCAGTAAGGGCTGACCATGCAGAACCAAAGTTGTCTGTTCGTGTAAACACATAATCTAGGTCGGTACTAACACTTGCGTTAGCTTCAAGAACATCATCACGAATACTAAAGGCAGGTACACCGACATGACCACCATTTGAAGGTTAATTTAGGAGCGGACAATGATGTAATTGTTTCAGGTGCCAATTCCAATGCCAAGATAAATTGTAATGCTAATGCATTTTTGAATATGACCGCAGCAACAACCACTCAAATTGTTGCCTTGTC